TCCCCGCAATTGCTGCACTTTTTACGATTGTCTGGACGGCCATTCGTATTTTTGAGACCGACACGGTTCAGCGTATGCTGGGGCGCAAGAAGGCTGAAGATGCCGTCGACCAGTAAAAAGCAACACAATTTCATGGAAGCGATTGCACACTCGCCGTCGTTTGCCAAGAAAGTAGGCGTCCCGCAGTCCGTGGGCAAAGATTTTTCAACAGCCGACAAAGGCAAAAAATTTTCTAAAGGTGGTGATACTATGGCTTCCAAAATGAACCCCGGCTTCATGGCAATGATGGCCAAAAAGAAAGACGGCGCAGGCACAAAGAAAATGGCTGGCGGTGGCATCACCAAAGCCAAAATGGGCGCAGTTAAAACAGCTGCTCCAAGCAAAGACGGCATGGCCACCAAGGGTAAAACCAAGGGCACCATGGTCGTCATGAAGGGCAGCAAGCCGTTGGGCATGAAGTCCGGCGGTAAGTGCTAACACCATGATGGCCAGCCGAGGTATGGGGGCCATCTCCCCCTCTAAGATGCCCAAGGGCAAAAAGATTACCCGCAAGGATAATCCGAACGAGGTCGAGATGTACGCCGACGGCGGCAAGGTCAATGCTGCGGGTAACTACACCAAGCCCTCTCTGCGCAAGCGGATCGTGTCTCAGGTAAAAGCCGCAGCGACTCATGGCACTGGCGCAGGTCAGTGGTCTGCACGTAAAGCGCAGTTGGTGGCCAAGAAGTACAAGGCCGCTGGCGGCGGGTACAAGGACTAAAGTGAAAGCACCGCAGCAATCCCTCAAAGACTGGGGCGACCAGAAGTGGCGCACCAAGTCTGGCAAACCGTCGTCAAAGACGGGGGAGCGGTATCTGCCTGAGAAGGCAATTAAGTCCTTGAGCCCTGCTGAATATGCGGCTACTACCAAGGCAAAACGTGCAGGTAAAGCGGCGGGAAAACAGTTTGTTGCCCAGCCAAAAACAGTCGCAAAGAAGACAGCGAGGTTTCGGTAATGGCTACCAAAAAAAAGGGTCCTTCTTTGGCCGTAGGTCGCGGTGAAAAGCTCCCAGCGTCTAAGGGTGCGGGTCTTACAGCCAAAGGCCGCGCTAAATACAACGCAGCTACAGGCAGCAACCTGAAGGCCCCACAGCCACAAGGCGGTGCCCGCAAGAAGTCATTCTGCGCACGTATGTCCGGTATGCCCGGCCCAATGAAAGACGAAAAGGGTAAGCCTACTCGTAAAGCAGCGTCTTTGGCACGATGGAAATGTTGAGGTAAAAAATGGCAACCAAACAATCAAACGTATTGATAAGCGACATCGAGCGCCCGGGCCGTAAGTTTTTGCGTGAAGCGATGGACACCAGCGACTTGGATGCAAAAGACGGCCAAAGCGAAAAGACCATGCGCAAAGTAGCCCGAGGTCTTGGCGGCGTTTTATTGGGTACGCCTGTGGCTATGTACAAAGACGCAACCGGTACAAAGCTGTCTAACGAAGACAAAAATGAACTTCGTCGTGAAGTGACTCGCGGTAACAAAGGCGAAGACAGGTACAAAAAAGGCGGCACAATTCGTTCCGCTTCTAGTCGTGCCGACGGTATCGCGACCAAGGGTAAAACTCGCGGGAAAATGTACTAATCATGGCAAACACCTCTGGAACCGCTGGATTTAACCTAGACCTCACCGAGTTGGTTGAGGAGGCGTTTGAACGCGTCGGTTCAGAGCTGCGCACTGGCTATGACTTGAAGACCGCACGTCGGTCTTTGAACCTTTTGTTCGCCGACTGGGCGAACCGCGGCGTGAATATGTGGACGTTTGAGCAGGGCACGATTGACCTCGTGCAAGGCCAGAACACCTATGCCCTACCGAACGATACGGTCGATCTGCTTGAGCACGTGATTCGTACGCAGGCCAACCAACTGGCCAACCAAGCCGATCTGACCATTACGCGTATCAGTGTTTCTACCTACGCGACGCTCCCAAATAAACTGCAACAAGCCCGTCCAATTCAGGTGTGGGTACAGCGTTTGGACGGACAGCAGTCCGCGAATGGGGGCACACTTGCATCAACAATCACATCGACAGATACCACGATTACTGTTACCAACGCAGCTGGACTACCGTCAACCGGTTTCATCAAGATTGATAACGAGTACATCCAGTACGGCTACATCACAGGCAATACTCTGTACAACTGCTTCCGTGGCCAGAACGACTCAACCGCAGCCGCACACACTGCCGGTGCAACCATCTACTGGGCCAAGCTCCAAGCAGTGACCGTGTGGCCAACACCTGATGGCGCACAGCAGTATCAGTTTGTGTACTGGCGTATGCGCAGGGTGCAGGATGCCGGCGGTGGTGTGAACGTTATGGACGTGCCCTTCCGTTTTGTGCCCTGCATGACCGCAGGTCTGTCGTACTACTTGGCGCTTAAAGTCCCCGGTGGGCTGGAGCGTTTGCAGGTTTTGAAAGCCCAGTACGACGAGGCTTGGGAGATTGCCGCCGGTGAAGATCAAGAGAAAGCCGCGGTGCGCTTTGTGCCGCGTCAACAGTTTATTAACTGATGGGTAATCGGTTCTCCTCCGGCAAGAACAGCATCGCCGAGTGCGATCGCTGTGGCTTTCGCTTTAAACTAACAGACTTGCGTCGTGAGGTCGTGAAGACCAAAAACTATGAGCTGTTGGTGTGCGGACCTTGCTGGGACCCTGACCACCCGCAGTTGCAACTGGGCATGTACCCTGTGGATGATCCTCAAGGCGTGCGTAATCCGCGACCTGATCGAAGCTATGTATCGTCTGGTACGACCGGCTTACACATAAATGTAGGCAACGGCACGAGTATTGAGCAACAAGGCTTTCAAGGTGAAGGCAGCAGGAACTTTCAATGGGGGTGGAACCCTGTTGGTGGCTCTAGCTTTTTTGATGACGCGTTAACGCCAAACAACTTGTCGTTAACCGTGGAAATTGGTACAGTCAGTATCGTAACGACTTAAGGAGCCGATCATGGCAAAAATGGAAAAGGCCGACTTGGCCCAAGACAAAAAAATGATTAAGTCCGCTGTGGGCAAGCATGAGAAAAACATGCACCCCGGTAAGACTCCAACTAAGCTGCGTGCTGGCGGTAAGACCAACAGCGACATGCTTAAAATGGGTCGCGGTTTGGCAAAGATTGCCAACCAAAAATCGAAAGGTTAATCATGGCCAAGATCAATAACTTACCCGCTTCTGCGTACGCTAAGCCTCACACTATGTCGGGCAAGACCGTGACTGCAAAAAGTGTTGCAGCTGGCGAGTGCGACAACAAGCAGTACATGCGCGAGATGAACGTCTCGGTGGCCAACAGCCATAGCAATGACTACAAGGGCACCAAAACCGACGGTATCAAAATCCGTGGCACTGGCGCAGCAACCAAGGGCTTGATGGCCCGAGGACCAATGGCCTAACATGACCTACGCGGAACTTTACGCAAACATTCAGGCGTACCTAGAAAATACGTTTCCTGATACGTACCTTGCCAGTGGAGCTACTGTGTCTACCACGACACAGATCAATACTTTCATTGAGCAGGCGGAACAGCGCATCTACAACACGGTGCAGTTTCCTTCGTTGCGTAAAAACGTTACAGGTGTTATGGCGTTGAACAACAAGTACCTGTCTTGCCCAAGTGACTTTTTGGCGGCGTATTCGCTGGCTGTGATTGATGCTACAGGCTCGTATGAGTATCTGTTGAACAAGGATGTGAACTTCATCCGTCAGGCGTACCCACAGCCAACCGACACAGCCATCCCGAAGTACTACGCTCTGTTTGGCCCAACAACTTCTGGTTCAACCATTACAAACGAGTTGTCGTTCATTCTCGGCCCAACGCCAGACGCCAACTACAACGTAGAGCTGCACTATTACTACTACCCAGAGTCAATTGTGACAGCGGGTTCCACTTGGTTGGGCGACAACTTTGACAGCGTGTTGTTGTACGGCTCTTTGGTCGAGGGCTACACCTTCATGAAAGGTGAGCCTGATTTGATCGCTGTGTACGAAGGCAAATACAAAGAAGCACTCGGCTTGGCCAAACGCCTTGGTGATGGTATGGAGCGTCAAGACGCGTACCGCTCAGGACAATATAGACAGGCAGTGACCTAATGGCAATCGCTCAAGGCGCAACAAATACATTCAAGGTTGGACTGCCATCGGGTACGTTCAACTTTGGCTCAGACTCGTTCAAAATTGCGCTGTACACTGGCGCGGCTTCGATCGGCCCAGACACAACTGCATATACCACTACAGGCGAGACTGTGGCCTCTGGCTACACGGCAGGGGGAAACCCTCTTACTGTCACGCAGGTGCCTACAATCGGCAACCAAACAGGCGACGCCACGGTGTATCTGTCTTTTGCCAACGTGACTTGGACTTCTGCGCTGACTGCGCGTGGAGCGCTGATCTACAAGGTGGGCGGAGGCAACCCGACTGTTTGCGTGCTGGACTTCGGCGCAGACAAAACTTCAACCACAACTTTCACGGTGCAGTTCCCTGCTGCTACCAACACAGCCGCGATAATTCGCATTTCTTGAGGAACCACTATGTTCAACGATAAAGCCCAATCTACAGACACCGTTGCCGCAGGCTTGGTTGCTAACACTCAAACAGCTCACAGCGCCAAAGGCGGGGGCGTGTACCACATTCAATGCCTAGACAAAGATGGCAACGTCAAGTGGGAAGACTCAACGCACAACCTCGTGGTGAACGAAGGCCTTGCGGATATGAACACCAAGTACTTTAAAGGTGCTACGTACACCGCCACGTTCTTCCTCGGTTTGGTAACTGGCCCCGGTTCTGGTACTTCTTTCGCTGCCGCTGATACATTGGCTTCCCACGCTGGGTGGACTGAGTTCACAAACTACTCTGGTTCCCGCAAGGCTGTAACTTTTGGTACAGCCTCAACAGCGAATCCTTCGGTACTCGCTACTTCCTCGGCTGTTTCCTTCACAATCTCGGGCGCTGGTGGTACTGTGGCTGGCGCGTTTTTGTGTACCGTGGCTAGCGGCACTTCTGGTACGTTGTTCTCTGAGGCTGACTTCCAGTCGCCCGGTGACCGCGTGGTTGTGTCTGGTGACACACTGAACGTGACATACACATTCAGCCTCACCGCAGTCTAATTTACAGGGAGTAACTCCCTGTGCTTGGGTTCACCCCACTTGCAACCACACCGCTGGCTGTAGCCACGGCTGGAGAATCGTACCTTAACGAAATTGTAGAAAGCGCTACAGTAAACGACACGGCACCTGTGGCAGTGGCCCAGTTTACCCCGAGTGTTGCAGAGCTAG